AAAAGAAGAGGGTACAGAGGCTATTCAATGAATAGACCCGACAAGTTATGGAACAAGTTATCAGTTACTGAAAAAGAAATTGGTGGAATACCAAATTCGAGTGAAGATATAAAACAAGCTCACGCTGCTGCTATAGAAATGTATATAGATAGACACGTTGGTTTAAACGATCAAAATGAATATGGCACTATGTATTTTAATGAAACATTAAATGACTGGTCCAAATTCGATATAAATAACAGAACAAAATTTGATGCTGCTATTAGCTCTGGGCTTGCAATCATGGCTTGTCATAAAGATTTATACAGACCAACGAATAAAATGCAAAGAGTACCGGTTAACCTAAGGTTTTCAAAATACGAAATAGAAGGATCAATATCAAAAATAATAAAATAGTAATATGGCAGGAATAGTAAATAGTTTTTTTCCAAGTCAGGTCGCAGGTGATGCAGAAAAAATGTCACGAGACTACGGGCTACAAGTTGGGAGAGCGATTCAAAACGAATGGTTTTCAAACAACTCTGGGGTAACTAGATTTAGAAGTAATCAAAATACATTCCATAGCTTAAGACTATATGCTAGGGGAGAGCAGCCTATACAAAAATATAAAGATGAAATGTCTATTAATGGTGATTTATCTTATTTAAATTTAGATTGGAAGCCAGTACCGATACTTTCAAAATTTGTAGACATAGTAGTTAATGGAATAGCAGATAGATCATTTGATTTAACAGCTTATTCGCAAGATCCATACGGAGTTAGTAAACGAACTAGGTATATGGAATCTATTATAAGAGATCTTCAAACAGAAGAATTAAATGCGTTTGCTCAGGAAAATTTTGGTATAAATTTATTTGAAAATAATCCAGGCAAATTACCAGATTCCGAGGAGGAGCTAGATTTGCATATGCAGCTGTCTTATAAGCAAGGTATTGAAATAGCAGAAGAGGAAGCTTTGAATGTTATGTTTGATGAAAATAGATATGACTTAACAAAGAAAAGATATTATTATGATTTAGCAACACTAGGAATTGGTGCTGTTAAAAATAATTTTACAGAATCAGAAGGTGTTACTGTAGAGTACGTAGATCCAGCTTATTTAATTTATTCTTACACAGAGGACCCGTATTTTCAAGATATATATTATGCAGGGGAAGTTAAATTCGTGCCCTTAAACGAGCTTAAAAAGCAGTTTCCGGACCTGACTGAAGAACAAATGGAGCAAATACAATCGCAAGGCTCTCAAAATTACGGTGTTTGGAACAACGCTATAAGTAATACTAATAATAATAATAGAGACCAAAATGTAATTCAAGTTCTATACTTTAATTATAAAACTTACATGAACGAAGTTTATAAAGTAAAAGAAACTGCTACTGGCGCTTCGAAAATAATAGTAAGAGACGATCAATTTAATCCTCCTATTGAAATGTATGAAGAGCAATTCGGCAAAATGTCAAGGTCTTTAGAAGTTTTATATGAAGGTGTCATGATATTAGGAACTGATATAGTTCTTAAATGGGAGATGGCTAAGAACATGATGAGACCTAAAAGCGATAGCACTAAGGTTAAAATGAATTATGCTATTACAGCACCTCGAATGTATCAAGGTAAAATTGAATCATTAGTAAGTCGTTGTACTGCTTTTGCTGATATGATACAATTAACTCATTTAAAATTACAACAAGTATTACAAAGAATGATACCAGATGGTGTATATTTAGATGCAGATGGTATTAATGAAGTTGATTTAGGTAACGGAACTAATTACAATCCACAAGAAGCACTTAATATGTTCTTCCAAACAGGTTCTATTATTGGTAGATCATTTACACAAGAGGGTGATATGAACCCTGGTAAAGTACCTATTCAAGAAGTACAGACTGGAAGTGGTGGTCAGAAATTACAAACATTAATATCTACTTACAATTATTATCTGCAAATGATAAGAGATGTAACTGGACTTAATGAGGCAAGAGACGGAAGTACACCAGACGCAAGAGCATTAGTAGGTGTACAAAAATTAGCAGCAGCTAATTCAAATACAGCAACAAGACATATTCTAGATGCTGGATTATATTTAACAAGAGAAACAGCCGAATGTTTATCATTAAGAATTTCTGATATATTAGAATATCACCCAGCTAAAGAATCTTTTATACAAAAAATAGGTGGATTCAATGTAGCTACTCTAGATGAGATGAAAGACTTGCATCTGCATGATTTTGGTATTTTCTTAACGTTAACACCAGATGAAGAAGAAAAGCAAATGCTTGAAAACAATGTTCAACAAGCGTTATCTGCTGGGTTAATTGATTTATCCGATGCCATTGATATAAGAGAAGTTAAAAATATAAAATTAGCTAATCAATTATTAAAAGTTAAACAAAAGAAACGTCAAGAACGATTACAAGAAGAACAGCAAGCAAACATACAAGCCCAAGCACAAGCAAATGCTCAGGCTCAACAAGTAGCGGCTCAAGCTGAAATACAAAAAGATCAAGCACTATTTCAAACTAAATCTCAATTAGAACAACTTAAAGGTCAAATTGAACAGCAAAGAATAAGTGTTGAAGTAGGCGCTAAAAAAGAATTAATGGCTTTAGAGTTTCAATATAACTTACAGCTTAAAGGTATGGAAGTAGACGGTGCTAAACTTAAAGAAAAAGAAATAGAAGATCGTAAAGATCAACGTACCAGAATACAAGGTACGCAGCAGAGTGAAATGATCTCTCAAAGAAAAAATGATGCACCCCCAACAGACTTCGAATCAGGAGGAAATGACACAATGGGTGGTGGATTTGGCTTAGGTGCGTTTGATCCTAGGTAATAATAATAGTAACAATTATATAATATTTTATCATGTCAGAAACAAAAACAGAAGGTAGCTTTAAAATTAAAGCCCCTCAAAAAAAAGAACCAGTAGTAGAACAAAAAGTAGAAGCTACTGTAGAGAAGCCGATTGAAGAAAAAATCGAGCCTACAAAAAATATTAATCCAGGAGCTTCAATAGACGAAGAAACCGGTAATATTAAATTAGATTTAAACAAAATTAATAATCCACCAGAAGATGCCAATACAGAGCAAGAAACAGCAGACGTGGTTGCAGATCAACAAACCGAACCTGTACAAGAAGTGGAAAAAGAAATACCACAACAACCAGAGCCCGTTCAAGCTGAGGAATCCGTTCTTGAAGAAATAACCGATGAAAAGGTTGTTGAAAAAACAGAAGAATTAAAAGAAGAAATTGAACAAGCTGTACAGCAATCGCAGGATACAGCAGAACCTTTACCAGAAAACATACAGAAAGTTGTAGAGTTTATGTCAGAGACTGGTGGTAGTTTAGAAGATTATGTAAAACTTAATCAAGATTATGAAAAATTAAATGATAATCAATTATTAAGAGAGTACTACGAAACAACAAAACCACATTTAGAAAAAGATGATATAGATTTTCTTATGGAAGATAAGTTTTCATATGATGAAGACGTAGATGACGAAAGAGATGTAAGACGTAAAAAAATATTACAAAGAGAGGAATTAGCTGAAGCTAAAACTCATTTAGATGGATTAAAATCTAAATATTATAAAGAAATAAAAGCAGGTTCTAATTTAGCACCTGAACAACAAAAAGCGGTAGAATTTTTCAATCGCTATACAAAAGAAAATGAAGAAGCAACTCAACTAGCTGAGAAGCAAACAGAAGTGTTTTTAAATAAAACGAACAACGTTTTCAATGATGATTTCAAAGGTTTTGATTATCAAGTTGGAGACAAAAAATATCGTTTTAAAGTTAAAGATACTGGCTCTATTAAAGAAAACCAAAGCGACATTAACAATTTTGTCAAGAAGTTCTTGAATGAAAAAAATGAAATGTCAGATGCTAAAGGTTATCACAAGGGATTGTTTACGGCTATGAATGCGGATTCGATTGCAAATCATTTCTACGAACAGGGTAAATCCGACGCGATGAAAGATAGTATGTCTAAAAGCAAGAATGTACAGATGGGGGCGAGAGGCGTTCATCAAGATGTCAAGGCAGCAGGCGGGTTTACAGTGCGATCAGTCGATTCAGGAGCAGCAGATTCGAAATTACGAATTAAAAAATTTAAACATTTAAAATAATTTATTATGGCATTTGCAGTAGCGCCAACAACATTGGCAAATTTAAACCACCTTACACCGAGACCAGTTAAGGGACTGTTTGGAGATAACTATTTATCTTTAGCAGATATGACCTGGACTCAACAATTTTTACCCGAAGTTTACGAGAAAGAAGTTGAAAGATTTGGTAACAGAACTATCACCGGTTTCTTAAGAATGGTTGGAGCAGAGATGCCTATGGCATCAGATCAAGTAGTTTGGTCAGAACAAGGAAGATTACACATCGCTTATGATACAGCAACATCTCCAGCAGCTGGTGGTGCAGCAGGAACACAAACGATTGCTTTACCTTCACCGGGAGCAGATGGTAAAGTTCCATTATTAGGCCCAGGTATGACAATAGTTATATCATTAAAAGCGGGTGGTAATGTAGTTAACAAAGCATTTGTTAAGTCTTTAGGGGCTATAGCAGGTGGTTTCCAAACTTACAATATAGAAGTATATGATAATGTTAATAGAAATCTTACCGCAGCTCTAGCAGGAGCAGTTGTAGGTGCACCTCTAGCTTTATTCGTATACGGTTCTGAATATGGAAAAGGATCTGTATTAGCTGGTAATTCGGTTGATGCATCTTTTACAACTTTCAGTAACAAACCAATCATCTTAAGAGACAAGTATGAGGTTAACGGTTCAGACGTTGCTCAAATTGGATGGGTTGAAGTTACTACTGAAATAGGAACTGGTGGATACTTATGGTACTTAAAATCTGAGCATGAATCAAGAATTAGATTTGAGGATTACTTAGAGATGAGTATGGTTGAAGCAGAAAATGCAGCTACTCCATTCGTGGACGCAGCAGGAGCTACGCTTTCAGGTATGCAGGGATTATTCTCTACACTAGAAGAAAGAGGACTAGTATGGAATGGTACTGATTTCAGCACAGTAGGTGCAGGAACTGGTATCGACGCATTCGATACAATCTTACAAGAGCTAGACAAGCAGGGAGCAATTGAGGAAAATATGATGTTTTTAGATAGAGCTACGTCTCTAGGTATTGACGACATGTTGGCTGCTCAAAATTCTTATGGAGCTGGAGGTACATCTTACGGTGTATTCGATAACTCTGAGGATATGGCACTTAATCTTGGATTCTCTGGATTCAGAAGAGGAGCTTACGACTTTTATAAAACAGACTGGAAATATCTAAATGATTCTACAACTCGTGGATTAATTGATGATATCAAAGGTATAATTGTTCCAGCTGGAACTTCTACTGTTTACGATCAACAATTAGGACAAAATATTTCAAGACCTTTCTTACACATCAGATACAGAGCTTCTGAAGCTGATGATAGAAGACTGAAATCTTGGGTGACTGGTTCAGTTGGCGGAAACTATACAAGTGACGCGGATGTTATGAATGTGCATTTCTTATCAGAAAGAACAATGTGTACTCAAGCAGCAAACAACTTTGTATTATTAAAAGGATAGGCTAACTATCAAGTAGTGGTTACCCTCGTTGAATTGACGGGGGTGATTATTACTCTTATTAACATTTATATTATATTATATCATGGCTAAAAAAGCACAAGCAGAAACTGTTGAGGTTGCACCTCGAGAAGTAAATATTCCTAAAGTAAAAAAAGATACTTGGGAAATAAAAAATAGATTATATGAAGTAGCTAGTGGCAAAGAACCTCTAATATTTCGTTTAGCATCATCTCATTCTGGCAGAGTACCATTACTTTGGTTTGATAAAGAATTAGGATATCAAAGAGAATTAAGATACGCTACTAATCAAAAATCACCGTTCGTTGACGAACAAAAAGGAGAAGCTACTATGGGTAGAATAATTTTTCGAAATGGAAAGTTAAGTGTACCTAAAGAAAATGTAGTATTACAAAAATTGTTATCCTTATATCATCCTAGTCTTAATATGTTGTACAAAGAATATGAACCTCAAGTACAAGCAATTAACGAAGTACAATGGATTGAATATGAATTAGCAGCAATGACTATGGCAAAAACGTTATCATTAGATGACGCTGAAGCTATTTTACGTGTTGAGGTTGGAGAGACAGTAAATACTTTATCATCATCTGAATTAAAAAGAGATGTGTTAATATTTGCTAGAAAAAATCCACAATTATTCCTAGAGTTAGCACAAGATGATAATACGCAGTTAAGAAACTTTGGTATTAAATCTGTTGAAGCAGGAATATTAAATTTATCACAAGATCAAAGAACATTCACTTATGGCGGAAATGGTCGTAAAGTAATGACTGTACCATTTGATGAACATCCTTATTCAGCTTTATCATCATTCTTTAAAACGGATGAAGGTATGGAAATATATAAGGCAATTGAAAAAAGACTTAAATAGTCACCCTTTATAGTAATAGGCTACTAAATGGTGGCCTATTATTATAATAATAAAAAATAAATTATGGCTGTAAGCGTAGATACTGTATATCAAAGAGTATTAGCAATACTTAATAAAGAACAAAGAGGATATGTTACTCCTCAGGAATTTAATCTATTTGCTAATCAAGCTCAGTTAGATATATTCGAACAATACTTTTATGATATTAACCAGTTTGGAAGACTACCTGGTAATGATACCCAGTTCTCCGACATGCTTAACATCCTTAATGAAAAGATTAACTTATTTGAAGCTAGCGCTAACATGGTATACGGCGTATCGCCTGCTCCTGCTATTAATTACTGGAGCACACCTGCTGACCTATATAGATTAGGTACTATAATGTATTCAAATATTGTAACAAGCAAATCTTTATATCCTACCCCAAATACTGTAGTGAATACCACAACTTTAGTGGAAGCTGAACGCACAAACTACAACGAGTATTTAATGATTAATCAATCTGAATATTTAAAACCCACAAATTCTAGACCTGTATTCGTTGCAAACGAAGGCGGTTATAAGGTATACGGAACCAGTGGTGAGTTAATTACCGGTGTTTCGTGTAATTATATAAAAGTACCTGCAGAGGTTGCTTGGGGATACCAAATGGTATACGGTGAAGCGTTGTATGATGCAACTACTGCTGTTAATTTTCAGCTACATGCTTCTGAAGAAACGGAGCTAGTAATTAAAATATTAGGATTCGCAGGATTATCTACAAAAGAAATACAAATGTACCAAGTTGCAAATAGCATGGAAGTACAAACTAGTCAACAAGAAAAACAATAATAGATGGCATTAATAAACCAAACACAAGAACAATACTACTTAGGCCCAGATGGAGTATGGGACAGTAATGACGAAAATTATGGTGGCTATCAATTTGTAAGCATATCAGATATTATAAACAATTTTATGGTTGTTTTTGTTGGAGAAGAAAAAATAATTACTAAAGTTAAAAGAACAGACGTTTCTTTCCACGCTCAACGAGCTATACAGGAATTTAGCTTTGATACATTGCCACAAGAAAAATCCGTTGAAATAGAATGTCCTCCTGGATTATATATGGTTATGCCACAGGATTATGTTAATTATACTAAGTTATCCTGGGTTGATAATAGTGGTGTAGAAAGAATTTTATATAGAACAGATTTAACAAGCAATCCTTTGCCTTATGCACAAGATTCAGAATATCAATATATATTTGATTCAGACGGAGAAGTTGCTTACCCGCAGCCATCAGAAACATTGAGAAGATGGCAAAAGAATAGTGAATTCCCAATTAGTGGAGATGCAAACGGATGGAATGCTTGGCAAAATAATCCGGATCTTTTAAATCTATATGCTTATGGAGGCAGATATGGATTAAATCCAGAGCAAGCGCAATCTAATGGAGTGTTTTATATTGACCCTATAAAAGGTATGATTAGATTCAGTTCAAATTTAAGAGGTAAGATTATTACCTTAAAATATATAAGTGATGGCTTAGGATCTGAAGAACAAATGACGGTACATAAATTTGCAATTGATGCAGTGTACAAATATATTACTCATGCAGTATTGTCAACCAGAGCTAATACACAAGAATACGCTATCCAAAGATTTAAAAAAGAAATGGTAGCTGCTAGAAGAAATGCTAAAATTCGTTTATCAGAATTAAAATCAGATCTAATGGCACAAGTAATGAGAAACCAATCCAAGTGGATTAAATCGTAAAACTGAATGGCAGAACTAATACATACGTTTACTAACGGGAAAATGAATAAAGATTTCGATGAGAGATTAATTCCCAACGGTGAATATCGCGATGCTTTAAATTTAGAAATTGCCTCTTCTGAAAATTCACAAGTTGGTTCTTTTCAAAATATAAAAGGTAATACAGAATTATTCTATGAGTCTAGCAACTTAAAAACAGGTGCTTTTACTTTGTGGAATGGCAATGATTATATAACATATTTAACTAATCCTATTTGTATAGGAGCAGTTGCTGATGAAAAATCAGATGATATATATTGGTTTATAGCTTCAGACAATGTAAGCGCTATAGCTAAATACAATTCTATCACTCAATTAACACTCCCGTTAATTGTAGACACCCAAAACATTTTAAAGTTTAGTAAAGATTATTTAATAACAGGTATTAACGTACTTGAAGGAATGCTGTTTTGGACTGATAATCAAACAGAACCTAAAAAAATAATTATAAAAGATTGGGCTCCTCCAGCTAATTTTTCTACACATTCGCAGATATATGGAAGAAATTTTATAGAATCTGACATAACCGTTATAAAAAAGTATCCTTTACAACCACCTTTAATAACAACTTATTCAACTACGCAAAAATTACCAGACGGAAGTGTTGCTAATATTGATACTCAAGTTTTATTTTCTTTTACAAAGAATGTAGGAACTGTTGCTGCACCTGTAATAGCACCTTTATCCCCGCAAGATGGTCCGCAAACTTTAACTTGGTTAGGTAATACTCCTCCTTATTATAAAGTTGGAGACATTTTGGTATTTTCATTAGCTACAAACGATCCTTTAGATACAGACGCAGTTATAAAGTGTAAGGTATTAAGTGTTATTGGAGGCAGTACAAATCAAACAGGTGCATCAGTACAAGTTCTTACAGTAGGCCCAGGATCTGAAACACAAACATTAGATCCCGGATTATTTGATGTGACCCTTGAAGAAGACACTCCGTTTTTTGAAATGAGATTTGCTAGGTTTGGTTATAGATACAAATATGAAAATAATGAAATATCTGCATTTTCACCATTTAGTAATCCTGCTTTTATACCAGGTGCTTTTGATTATTCTCCAAGGCAAGGTTATAATTTAGCTATGGTTAATAATGTTCGACAATTAACTATTTCTAATTTTATTCCGTCAACCATCCCGGTAGATGTGGTTGGGGTTGATATATTATATAAAGCTACTAACAATGCTAATGTTTATGTTGTTGATACTTTTACTCCTAATGATGAAGAGTGGACTTCGAGTAGCTTTAACATTGAAACAGAAATAATAACTTCTGTTGTTAATGCTAATCAATTATTAAGGCCTTATGACAATGTTCCTAGAGCTGCTTTAGCGCAAGAAATTACCGCTAATAGACTTATATACGCAAATTACTTACAAAACTTTAATTTGTTAACTCCAGGAGGGGATACTTTACAAACAATTTTAACAATAGGTACTGATTCAAACGAACTTTTTGATTCAGTTACAAATAGTTTAACAAGTATAACTATAGACAATGAGCAAGTTGCTGAATCGATAAAATCATTAAGGACATATCAGGTTGGAGTTGCTTACATGGACGAGTACGGCAGGACTACTCCTGTGTTTACAAGTAAAGAAGCTTCGGTTGTTATACCAAAAGAAGAGGCTCAATTTTCAAATAAACTAACAGCTCAGTTAGCAAGTGCAATACCTTATTACGATCAGCAAAATCAATTTCCTTATTTTAAATACTACGTTAAAGAAACTTCCCAAGAATATTATAATTTATGTTTAGATAGATTTTATGATGCGGAAGATGGTAACATATGGTTATCTTTTCCTTCAGCGGAAAGAAATAAAGTAGATGAGGAAACTTTTATTATATTGAAAAAAGAGCATGATAATAACGACCCTGTAACTGAACAAGCTAGATATAAAATTATTGCAATTGAAAATGAAGCTCCTCAGTATTTAAAAGAAACAAAACTGTCTATGGGTATTCTTCCTACTACTTTCAATATTGGAGGTTTTCCAATAGAAGGTGTCAATGAAGTTTGGGTAGATAAAGATGATTTTGATGAACAATTTGGAGTTACAGCAAGATCAACTTCAGGTTTATTAATGAGAGTAACGGCTGGAGCGAATGTTAGTGAGTATTATAAAATAACCACATTTGGATTAGCGGGATCTGGTAATGCATATGTTAGAATACAAAGCTCTTCTGTTTTTGGGCCTGATATGAATTTTACATCTACGGAACCTTATGGATTTTCAAATGCAATTAGCGGTTTAAATTTAGAACTTGCTAAAGTTGAAACACAAAATAAACCAGAATTTACTGGAAGGTTTTTTGTTAAAGTAAATCAAGATGCTTTGCTAGAGCAAAAAATAATAGCTGCATCCGCTAATGCCAATGCTAATTACGCTAGAAAAGCATTAGGATACTGTTATTGGTTAAGTGGTACTTATGGAGGCGCTGGGTTCTGGCAAGATCATTGGGATAGCCCCGATGCACAAGGAGCGAGTAGCAGATTGTTTATAGATAATATGCGTGCTGATTGTGAACCCCGCGGTAAAGGAGTGACTATAGCCGGCTCTATGGAATTAAGCTGGTCTGGTGGATATGGTAGTTCTAGAAGCGATGGTATTAGAATAGATAACCCAGCTTTATTAGAACAATTAGATAGCGGTGGAGTTTTATTTAGATTTATAGATGCAGGGAATGGCATATCAGACCCTCAGGGCACAATATATCAAGTAACTAGTGTTATTAAGCGAAAAGGTAATGTTTGGGATTGTAGTGACAACTGGTTTGATAGCCATAGTGCATTTACAAATCAATTAACAAAATGGATAATAAAATTTAACGTGGCTGATGGGTGGCAAGGCCTGCAATGGAATCCTACTAATGGTACAGATGGGGTTGCTCCTTGGATACAAAGTCAATCTAGCTATAATAATGCTTATGTTGGAATTGAATTTGTAGGATTAAGCACGGATGATGATAGCTTTACAACAAATAATCCAGCTATATTTGAAACAGAGCCAAAAGAAGCCGCAGAGCTTGATATATACTATGAAGTTCCAGGTGCATACGCTAAATCAGAACAAGGAAATATTCATGAATTAGATTTCTTTA